AAATCTATTTTTAACACAAGCTATACCTAAAACAGTTAAGTCGTAATTTAATTTTTTACGAGTTAACTCATATCTATTACCATCTAATAAAACATTTATAGCTTGTTCTTCAGCTATTTCTACAGCTTGCTTGTAGTTTAACTGCATATGAAGTTGTAATTCATCTTGGTTTTGAGGTAATACTTCTAGTTGACTAGACATTAAATTTACTCCAAAAGCTTCAGCTGCGTAATCAGTAAGTTCTTTAGACTTCATATCAGCTAATATGTTTTCCATATACTTAGTTCTCTTATCTACTCCAAAAGGATCTTGTGTATAAGCTTTTATATCGTATGATCTTTCTGATATACCATTTACTACTATATCTACAAATTTAGGTATAATAGGTACTGGCTTCCAGTCTAAATTAAGATATGATAAATCACCATTTATAGACAACTCATCTTTATATTTTTGAATAGCTTGTTCTCCTCTCGCGTACAATCTAAGTTTATGGAAGTTATTTTGGTTACTTGCAAATCTATTAGTGCCAGAGTCTCTTTTAAACCACTCGCTTTCTATAGCTTTACCTATTTTTAAACCGTAATCTAAGGATAACTTCTCTTTGTCAGATACTACTTGACTAGGAAAATAATTGCTCATGTAAGACTCAGCCATATTATTGTTTTATTAATTTTGAATGATACCCTCTATTTTTGTATCTAGCTATTTTTAAATTTATTTTTTCTTTTTCAACATTTTCTCTTGGTGAGTATAAATGTCTATTGCAAGCCATTATTGCTAATCCGCTACTAATACTCGCGTCGAACTTAGTTCTTCTTGTTATATCAAAACCAGCCCAATCATTTAGTGTTTGATTAAAAGCCATATCACCATAACTACCATCTTGCTTCAATCCCACGTGGTCTTGTATATACATTTCAATAGCTGCGGCGTGTGCTTGCTTAATATCTTCACTTGAGTTAGGCATGCCACCTACTTCTCTTTCAGCAACTGACAGTTTGTTCCAAACTTTATCAGGTCTGTTCATAGAGTATTTTCTATATCCTCTACGTTTTAAATAGTATAATAATCTAGGTTTATTGTTTTCAGCAAGTATTGGCATACCGTAAAAAACTAATGCCATTAAAACATCTTCAAAAAATATTTCAGCTGTTTGAGGTCTAGCTATATATTCTAAAAAGAAACTACTAGCAGGCGCATCCTCCATGCTAAACTTAGTTAAACCGTGTAAAGCACCTTTAGATCCTTTACCATCAACTGTACCTGATATATCGTAACTGTCACAACCAAAAGCACCCATATGCTCATTACCTGGATGTTTAGCTCCATTTTTTACTATTTGTTTATTTTGTAAATGAACAGGTGGTACCCATGATATGTTAAATCTACCTTGTTGATTTGGTAAAAACCTAACACTGGTATCTTTTATACCTCCAGCCCATTGAAAATTTCCAGTAGTATAACCACTAGACTCTTCATTTACATCTATTTGTTCGTATATTTTAACTAAATTAAATATACTATTTTTAGTTTCATCTCTGAAAGCATGTTCTTCAGTACGTGGAAACTGTCTATAAAATTCGTTTAAAGCATCTTGATCATTACGTAAACCATCTGCTTCGTTTTGCCAGTGATCAATAACACCTGTGTCTATGTAATCCCCATACGGGCCTTTAACCTCTTGCTCTGGTGTTTTGAATACAGGTATTCCATAAGAATCAATGAATCCCTCGTAGTTCCATTCCATAGGTATGAACAAACTATATAGTCCCGAACTAGTCTGTCCGTTGCGGTTTCTTTTGGTAACATCTGAGTTTTCATATAGTTTTTTAAAGTTATCACCACCTTTATCTAAAGCGTTTGATGTTGATCCCATCATACACTTACCAATTACTCTACTACCTAATCTAAGGGTTGTTTTCGTAACGCGCCAGTTGTTGAGGATGTTGTTCGGCCTCTCCCACTTGCCGGATTCGTCATGTACAAGTAGTTTGAGTTTCTCTCCATCGTAGGAGTTGTCCCCCGTGTTCTTCCAGTCGATCGTGGTGTCCAAGCCCTCGAGCTCCTGTACGGTTTCGTTACTGGTAAGTTTTCTTCTGGTAAGCTTACTGGCTGGGACTCTGAAGGCAAGCTCGGTCTTTGGACGGTCCATTCCGTCCTGGATGGGCTTGAAAAAGAAGGGATAGTTAACTGATATGGGTACCACCTTATCGGTAAACATCTTCTTGGCATCAGGCCCAGACTTTGATAAAATGCCATATCGTGAGTCGCTGGATATAGTTGCCAGGTTAACCACCTCTCCCGATGCCATGAATGAAAACCCAGAACGCCTGTTCTTAAGGTAACACATTCCATAGGATCGTACGTCAGCCTTACAAGCTTCCCAGAAAATGAAGAATAATCTATTTGCTTCGCGAAAGTCTGGTGCCCCGACGTCAATCTTAGACCACTGCAAGTACATGTAGTGAGTACCACTAATATAAGTAGCAACGTCTTTATTGTAAAACCAAAAACCTTGCTCCCTACGGGTAAACTCTTTATCAATGTAATCATACCATTTTTCTTTAAAGTCTTCTGGATATTCTTTCCAATCAAAAACTGTTTTTATTTTAGATAATACTTTAGGATATTCTTGTCTTGTCCATTTATTACCTTCAAGCTTAACAACGTTTTTAGGAACTTTTGGTAAAGCTATATTTAAGTTTTGTATGCTATACACTTCACCAATCTGCCCTGTCTTACTTATAACTACAACATCATGTTCTTTGTTGTAACCGTATTTCCAAGCCTTTTTCTTATTTAAACGCTTAATAGTGTTTGCTTTAATAGGCTCAACTATTGTATATAAATTTTGCTGATACATTATTTAGATCTTCTTTCTGCAAAACCTTTAAAAGAATCTTGTTTCTTTTCTTCTTTAGGTTTATTGTTAAGTATATCTTCTTCGTCCTGTATTCTATTCAATATCTCAAAAGCATCGAATATAGCTAGCTTTTTAGTTGCAGCTGCGTTTTTTAATCTATCTGCACTAATATCATCGTCGCTGTCTACAATAGCTTCTTTAGCAACTTTAATAAGCTCTTCAACAGCTTTATGTCCAGCTTGGATTATATTCTTTTTCGTCTCCTTTATATTCATATTTAATTGTAATTGCTCTTGTTAATACTCTATATAAACGCTCGTTGTTTATAATAAACTCGTATTCGCTTCTAGGTACAAAACCAACTAAATCACCTACACTTAACTCTTTTAATTCATTACTATTATTAGTGTATTTTAAAACACCAACTAAAGGCTTTTCTTTTTCTATACTGAAACTATCCGTATCATGTATAGGTTTAATAAAACAATAATCCTCTATAGACTTCCATATGTTATCTTGTTTGTAAAGATACATTTGATCTAATTGAACAAAGTATTTATCTTCTTCAAAATAACTTTTACTATTTTGCTCTACGCCTCTTATATCTTTCCATCTTCTAAATACATTGTGATGGACTATAACTTCATCACCTTGCTTTATGTTAGTATCTACTCCTTTGGGAACAGATATTACTATAGCGTTTCTATTGACGTTTTGATGCGTAAAGTTCTCAGTATTAGTAATAAGGCTTTTATCGCCTACTTTCTTAGTGTTGTTGTATCTTGATTTTACTGGTTTTACTATAAAGTAATAAAGACCCTGCATTAATATTCTAGATTATATTCAACAGCTATAGCCATGTTTTTATTAAAATCTTTCCAAGGTAAAACATCAGTTCCCTTTTTAATAAATATGCTAAACTTATCATCATCTTCAATTATGCAGTCGATCGTATGACCTCCGTAAACCTCTTGGCCCACGGAGTAATGCATCGCTTCATTCTTGTAGTCTTTACCGATACTAATCTTTCTTATCAGCTTCATCTTCTATATCTCTTATTGTTCCGTCTGTGAGGTTTATAGATACTTTACCATACTTATCTTCTAAAGTTTTCTGTAATACTTGCAGTTCTTGTTGACCAGCTTTTAAAACTTCTAAAGCCATATCTTTTTGAACTTCTAATCCACCAACCTGCATCTGAGCTTGGTTTATTTGTTGTATTTTAGCTTGTACAGCTTTCAACTCTTGTTCATCAATTTTACTTACATCTTTAGCGATGTCCTCTACTTTTACGTCTTTCATTTTATTTTATTTAATTAATTAATACGTGCATGGTTATATTATCACGCTATTTTCACATTTTTTACTTTACAGTACTTAATAATCCATTTGAAAATGTCCATGTTTCTTTTCCAACTGATTTTGATCCACTGAACCCACTAACCGAAGCGTTGCTACCATCTTTACCATCAGCACCAGCTGCACCAGTTGCTCCCTGTGGTCCTGTTGCTCCTTGTGGCCCTGTTGATCCTTGTGGTCCTGTTGCTCCTTGTGGTCCGGTGTTACCAGTATCTCCTTTGTCACCCTTAGAACCATTACTTCCATTTGTACCGTTTGATCCCGCTGATCCAGTATTACCTTTATCACCTTTCGGCCCTTGTGGTCCTGTTGAACCGGTATCACCTTTAGGTCCTTGAGAACCTGTATCACCTTTATTACCTTTTGACGCCGCAGATGAAGAGTCTTTACCAAAAGCATCTTTTATGAATGCATGTAATTCTTCTACATCCTCTCTAAGATCTTCGATTTGTTTTATTAAAAACTTATTATATTGATATAGCCCATCGTCATTAAATAATGCGCTCATGTCTGTTAAAGATGCTAGCTCGTCTGTTATTTCTTTAGCTACTGTTATTTCACCGTCATTACCTTTAACGGCTTTTTGTCTTGAACTACCTTGTTTAAATAGTTTCTTACCTCTTATGTTGTCGTTTATATTTGCCATTACATTTGTTCAAATTCTATTATTATTGATGCACTTATACCTTGCCATGTTTTAGTTGAAGAACTTTTTTGAAAAGCAAACTGTAGTTTATCACCTTCTTCAAAAGTGTAGTTACTTGGATCCCAAGATACATAGCTTCCACCATTTTGGTCTGTTTGTATAGAAAGCTCACCTGATCCAGTTGGAGTTGTACTACCGTTTTTAAATATCATTAATTCTGTTGTAAAACCAGTGTGGTTAGAGCCGCTTGTGTTTTGAAATCTAAATCTTTTAATAGATCCGTCTCTTGGACAATCCATGTGGTTATAGTATTGATTAGAGCTTGTTTCAGTTAAAGTATTAAAAGGTATTCTCAAAGCTAATGATGAACTTCCAGAGTCTATAAAATTGCTAAACAATATAGTCTGAGTGTTTGTAGGCGTGTAAGCATCCACGTAAGCAGTTGTGGCTACTTTTGTACTATTGTTACCTTGTGATTGTGTTGTTGCTGTAGTAGTTGATTCTATCGTACCATTAAGGTTACCTTCAAAATTAGTTGCATACACTATTTTCCATTTTCTACTACTAGTACCTAGTTGAATAGAGTCATCTGCGTTAGGTCTAAAGTAAGTGCTAGACATAGAGGCTAAAGATGTGCTAGCTGATGTAAATGATATTTTACCTGCGCTAAAATCTATTTCGTTTTGCCCGCTAGTACCACCAACTTTTAAAGTAGTACCGAAAATATTACCCGTCATAGTACCACCGGATTTTGGTAAAGCTGCATTAGCGGTAGTTGTGGTAGAAGTTAAAACACTATCTCTTGCAGCAATATCTACACCATCAACCGTACTAGATACAGCTATAGCACCTACTACATTAATACCTGAGCTTGTTGTTGCAAACTTAGCACTGCCGCCATAATATAATTCAACACTATTTGCTTGATTCATATTAGCTAGTGTGTTACCAACAGCATCTTGAAACAATATGTCATTACCGCCTCTTATAATTAAATCACCAGTTCCTGCATCATTTACATAACTATTACTTCCATCGTGATATATTTGTAAATCTGCTGAATCACCAAATTTAGCTTTTACCCCATCATCTAATCTTAAATCACCAGTCATTGTGCCACCAGCTTTTTGTAAAGCACCAGCAGCATTACTTTCTATAGTGTCTAAATCTACAGCTTGCGTAACTGTTATATAACCTAATTTTTGTGATTGTGAAGATGATATACCAGTAACGTGTTGTGTAACACTTTATTCAGATATTCTAGCATTAGCAAACGTACCACTTGTTATTTTACTTGTAGCTAAGTTGGGTATTCTAGCAGTACCAAAAGTTCCAGACGTTATATCACTAGCAGCGTGAGTATGTTGAGCAGGTGTGAATGTGCTTGGTATACTTGATAAAGAAGAATACACTCCGTTAAAACTTGATGTGCCAGCACCTATGTTTGTTCTAGCATTTGATTTTTGAGTAGAAGTTAACCCTTGACTAGCTGTATCTACTCTAACTCTATTACCTAAAGCCGTTGCGGTAGTTGTACTAAAACTAGCATCATCACCTAATGCTGCAGCTAATTCGTTTAATGTATTTAATGTGCCAGGTGCTGAGTCAACTAAATTTGATACAGCTGTATTTACATAAGTTTCAGTAGCATATCCACTTAAATCTTGATCACCAGTGTTTGTGCCTGATAAGTTAGAGGCAGTTAAAGTTCCAGATACATCAGCATTACCGTTTATATCTAAACTTGTACCTTTTAACTCACCAACAGCTTCTATTCTTCCTTGGAAAATCTGCGCCATGTTACCAGAACTATCTGATGTCCATTGGTGTGTTTTATAATTTGATGATC